ATCAATACCTCGTTTGTTTTATGATAATTAACCTAATTTATAATAAAACAAACGAGGTATTGATTAGCCGCTAACTTCGGTATCATTCTGCACAATTACTAATCAATTTTATTTTCGGTCCGGTCGTGATCAAGTAAACTTCAAAAACCAATCCTTCTCCAAGGCCAAGTATGAATGGTAGTTAGGCTCCATTCCCTTTTTTAATAGCCATGAGTTCATAAGAGCGAGGTGTCCTTCAAACTTATCAACTCCGTGGTGCATCGCATCTCTTATGGATGCATCCACAACCTGTTCCGTCATCTCCTTCACGTCATCACATTTATGAATCCATTGAACTTCTTGTTCAATAACTCCCCATTCCAGCGGTGCTAACAAATGGTGTGAGCTCAAAGGATGAGCCACAAACTTTCTCTTCAGAAAAGTCAAATCCTCAATACGTTTGTACAAAGGCTCTTCTTCTGGTCCAGTTTTTGTTTCAGGTGTAAATAACACACCATGCAATCCTAAGAAAGCACGATATGTATGAAAATTGAAATAATCACAAACTCTATCGCTTAGAGCAGCAAATAAATCATCTCCCATTGTGTTTCCTCTTACGTTCTTGGTGTAAGAGTGAGCTCCGATTGGTACTGGTTCGTCCAATTCCGCATACTTCTTGACTTTCTCTTCAGCTAATTTCCAAGAATCCAAAGCTTGAGGACAAATAGAAATTGCTTCCAAAAATTCCTCCGGTGCTCCATTCACTAAGAATTCTCCAACTCCGATGTATCCAACTCTTAAGTTGATTCCGCCTCCACAACCATTGCATGGTGTAGTGCAGTCGCAACCTGATGGCATTCCTCCAGCTGTTTCATACATTGTTGTTCCGCAGACTGTTAATCGATGAGTGCATTCTTCGCAAATTAATTTTCGAATTAAAAAGTTTTCTTCTCCATCATCATACCAAGCATTTACTACATCAGCAAATCTTAAGATATGATCCGCGGTTTCTGATCTATCAAATTTTGAATAATCTCCAGCCATGAACTTACTTCCAATTTCGAGGGATCTCTCTGCAATTGCAGTCCACTGAGGTCCCAAAGGATTCAAACCAATTTTACTTTCAGCTTTAACACATTGTTCCTGTTGGTTTAGAACAAAATCTCTGAAATACATTCTCATTACAATGTTGAAATCAACAGGTGCAATGACAAAATTTCGTGTTCTTGCTGACTTAACTTTCTCCAATTTTAGCTTCTCGTCTTTTAACATGTCGCACCAAACTGTGATTGGTCGCTTTCCTTTCTTATATTGTGCAATTCGGTGTTCAATTGCATCTTTTAACTCCTTTTTCGGCGTGAAATAGTGAGTTTCGTCTTCCAAGAGAGTCTTTTCAAATAAAAACTCCTTCCCTTTCGCTCCTGGTGGTCTTAGATTTACCCAAGGTAAACCTGGCGATGTAGTCATCTCCATTCTGTTCGCTACTGGTGAAACATCAGCTCCTAGATTAATCACTTGATTAATTCCAAAAACTCGTCTTGGTCTTGTTTGTGGTGTTATTAGTTCATTTTCCAGAATCATGATTCGGCAAGCCTCATCAACTAATCCTGTTTTGAACGGTTTCACTTTCATCCCCCATCCATCTACTCCTTGTTGAAGCGGTGACATTCGCAAAGTTCCATCTGGTGCAATTCTTTCGAATCGTGGATCACCTGGATGTAATATTGCTGGTGCTACAGTTGGTGGATATACTCCGTAAAGAGGACTTCTTTGTAATGTTGACTTCTGTGGTGTTCTGACAACATATTCTTTTGGTGCTAAGCCAATGAATTTCAAAGGTGTGTTCTCTGGTACAAAGATATTTTGCTTCATTTTTATCTCTTCTTCATCGTAGATAATACCTGGTGGTTTAGGTATTCCATTCTTTGATCCAACATAAAGTTGCGATCCATTCCTATCCCAATCGATCTCATTTAATAGTTCTTGAGTTATGACGGCACATGAACCCTTTCCTTGTAAATCTCCTGCGATATGCAATCCTATTATTTTGTTTGGCAAGTTAGTTGAAATGCCGAGTACTATCCCTCCGCACTGTCCTGAAACAGTATAGGCTTCCTCATAAGATACTGCACTAACGCAAAGTGATTCCTTTCCATTTAAACTGTGTTTGATTGGTCGAACTCGCCTTTCTAATGCCTTCAAAGACATTCTCTCTATCTCTCCTTTCACAAAAGATCTGTTGCACAACATTCCTGGTATAGCATCGATCACTTTCAGATCACATTCACGAATAAAGTGTTTGATGATCCTCTTGTGTGGCTTTGCCATACTTCCTACATTTACCACCATCAAGTCATTCAACGGG